TGGCATGAGAAGTATGGGCTACCAGCCCTTAAAGTTTACTCTGAGGCCTATCAGAACGTGGTCATACCTAATGCTGAGATAGAGGCTGTAACAAGCCTCTCAGCCCTTACAAGGTCACACCAAAGAGCCTTTGGCACCCAATACCATGCCCTAGGATGTGCCAAGCCAGATAACCTAAGACAGATACCATTTGCCTCAGCCAGCACATTGTCGTGGCTTTCTCCTATGAGAAGAGGCGAAACAATCGTATGGGATGGGCAAAGAATTGTTCGCTATCCAAAGCGAATGAAAGACCAAGCAAGGCCTCGCTATAAGAAAATCGTAGAAGATGCTGGACTAGACTATTTGGCGTTTAAGGCAGATAGTACCCTAGAAGCGACTAGAGTTGCAGTGTGGTCATATCAACAACTGGAGAAGTCAATGGATAAGAAAAGCCCTGATTTTCACATCATCGAGGGAGGTAAAAACTCCCAAGTATCTGATAACAGTGATACACCCTTACTATCAGGAATGATGGAATTGATGGGGGTACCTTCTGATAACAGTGGTGCAGAAGGGAGGAAAGTGGAGCGAAGTGAAGTGGTTGAAAGAGACCCTTCTGAGGTTACAAACCTGCCTGTTTTTGGCTACAAGATGAAGACCGTCATAGAAAAAGACGAACAAGGCAACGATATTTTGAAGGATGTTCCAGTCATCCACAACCAATCTACTAGCCTTCGCCAATGCGATACATGCTTTGTGGCATCTAACTGTCCTGCCTTTAAGCCTCAGAATACCTGTGCTTTTAACTTGCCAGTAGAGGTCAAGACCAAGGAACAACTCAAGGCTTTATTGACTGCAATTATTGAAATGCAGGGGCAAAGAGTCGCTTTTATGCGTTTTGCTGAAGAAATGAACGGTGGATACGCTGACCCAAATGTTAGCCGAGAAATTGACCGCCTCATGAAACTGGTAGAGTCAGTTAACGAAATGGGCAACGCTAAAGAATCAATTCAGATTACTGCAACTCGTCAAGCATCAGGTGGAGTGCTCTCTGCAATCTTTGGAGACAGAGCATCTCAACTCCGTGACTTAAACCAACCAGTTCCAGAAGAACAAGTAACAAGAATTATCCAGCAATCAATTGAAGATTAACTTATCTGATAACAGTAATTATCAGGATATGTAACAGGGTTCACCCTGCGGTTGACTAGAAAGTGGTCAACGAAGTTAACAAGTGCGTGATAGGTTTTGCGCCTACATAATAGGCACTCCCTATGAGGGGTATTTGAACAATTAAAGAAATGGTGGTCAACAAATGGGTTTGTTCTCCTTTGAACTAGCGAAAGAATTCGTAGAGACTTACAAGGGAAAGACAGCACCATTTGGCTATAGAGATGCCGCAGGAAATTCCGTAGGGGAGATTACCTTCCTGCGTACCTATTCTCGCTTGAAGCCAGATGGTACAAAAGAAACTTGGGTCGATGTATGTGAGAGAGTCATCAATGGCATGTACTCCCTACAGAAAGACCACGCTAAAAGCCAACGCCTACCTTGGTCGGATGCAAAGGCAGCAGCCTCAGCAAAGGAAGCCTTTGACCGCCTCTTTACCTTGAAGTGGACTCCACCTGGACGAGGGCTTTGGGTAATGGGAACACCTTTAGTAAATGAACAACGTAACTCAGCAGCACTACAAAATTGCGCCTTCGTATCAACAGGGTCCATGACTAAGACAGACCCAGCCAAACCATTTGCTTTCATGATGGAAGCCTCAATGCTTGGGGTTGGAGTTGGCTTTGATGATAAGGGCGCAGACAAGGACTTCAATATCTATGAACCACAAGGCGAATATGAATATATCATTCCAGACACAAGAGAAGGATGGGTTGAATCAACCTCAGCCCTTATTAACTCCTATCTCCGTCCAGAGGCAAAACTTCCACAATTTGATTACTCGCAAATTCGTCCAGCAGGAGAGCCAATCAAGATATTTGGTGGCACAGCGGCTGGCCCAGACCCTCTCATCAAACTCCACGACCACATTAGAAAAATGTTCTCAAACCGAACAGGGGAAAAACTAACTCGTAGAGATATTGCAGACATTGGAAACATGATAGGTGTTTGCGTTGTTTCTGGAAACGTTCGTCGTTCAGCAGAACTTTTGATGGGTCGACTTGATGATGAAGAATTCTTAAACCTAAAGAATTATGAAAAGTATCCTGAACGTATGTCTCATGGATGGATGTCTAACAACTCAGTTGAAGTATCTGTAGGACAGAACCTTGACCCAATTGTCGAAGGCATTGCTCGTAATGGTGAGCCTGGAGTTATTTGGATGGATGTAACTCGTAAGTATGGTCGTTTAGTAGACCCTGCTAACAACAAAGACTGGCGTGCTGCTGGATACAACCCATGTGCAGAGCAATCACTTGAATCTTATGAGTGCTGTACTTTGGTTGAAACATATCTTAATCGCCACTCAGATTTAGAAGACTTCAAAAGAACATTGAAGTTTGCTTATCTTTACGCCAAGACTGTGACTTTGCTTCCTACTCACTGGGAAGAAACCAATGCAATCATGCAACGCAATCGTCGCATAGGAACTTCAATGTCAGGGGTTGCAAACTTTGCAGATAACCGTGGCTTGCCCGTGCTTCGTGAGTGGATGGATGAAGGCTACAAAGTAATCCAAAGTTACGATAAGTCTTACTCAGAGTGGCTTGGCATTCGTGAATCAATTAAAACTACAACTATCAAACCTTCTGGAACTGTGTCTATCCTTGCTGGTGAATCCCCTGGGGTTCATTGGACAGTTGGTGGTAAATTCTTTTACCGCACAATTCGTTTCAGCAACAGCGACCCAATGCTTCCGCTCTTTAAGATGGCTAATTACAAAGTAGAACCTGCTAATGAATCACCTGAAACTACTAGCGTGGTTTACTTCCCTATTAAATCAGATGCAAAGCGTAGTGAAAAAGAAGTTTCAATCTACGAGAAAATGGCTCTTGCTGCCACAGCACAGCGCTATTGGTCAGACAATTCAGTATCAGTTACAGTTTCTTTTGACCCTGATAAAGAAAGTACCGCTATTGGTACGGCTTTGCATATGTACGATGGACAACTTAAGACTGTTTCATTTTTGCCTATGATGAGCGGTGTTTATCCACAAATGCCTTACACACAAATTGATGAGAAAGTATATGAAGAAGAAGGAATAGACAAACTCTTTCCAATTGACTTCTCTGGCGTTTATGCTGGTATGGCTTCTGAGGCTATTGGTGAGGCTTACTGCACAACCGATGCTTGTGAAGTGAAGTTGATTAAAGACAACACACCTGCTACTGTTTAGATGCTGTCGAGGCCGACCGCATAAAAAGAACCCCTAGCCAATTTGACTAGGGGTTCTTTTGCTATCGCTTCTGCTATTGCTTCTGCGTAGGCTTTGCTTTTGCTTTTGCTTTTGCTTGGGCTTTTGCCTTTGCTTTTTGCGCCTGAGTTTGTGCCTTGTATGGATACTTAGACAACCAATATCTTACGACTTGATTGTTAGTGCCCTTCCATGCACTCCAATTTTTGCCTTGCTGACTCATGTAATAAGTCGCTTTGGCATTAACCACAGGATTTAGCAGTTCAGCGTTATACGCTAAACCTAGTTTGGCTCGTCTTTCTTCAGCCAATGCACCAATCATATTAATCTGAAATAGCCCATAAGAATGGTCTCCAGTATTGACGTTACCATTGTAACTCAGTGCATTTCCACGTGATTCTTTCATAGCAATTGCCCATGCATATTTAAGAGCCTGACCCTCAAACCCAATGGCTTGAAGCATCTGCACAAGTTCTTTTGGTTGGAACTTTGTGGTGTTCTCATATTTCTTTAGCACAAGCATTTGTGCCTCAGCCTTAGTTGGTGCTACTGCTGGCGCAGCGATACCAATTAAAAGACCTGCTATAAGAGGCATTGTTGAAGATATCCCTAAGAATACCTTTGCTTTCTTTGTTAGTTTCATAATCACTCCAAGTAGTCATTAACAACCTCGGCTGCCTTTGACTGCTGATGACGGATGCGGTGCAGATACCTTTCCGTGGTTACTATTGATGAGTGTCCTAACCGCTCTTTGACTTCATGGACATCTACTCCACTCTTTAATAGGTGAGTGGCGTTAGCGTGTCTTAGGTCGTGAGTGGTGGGATACCAACCAATACCTGACTTGTTTATGGCTTCGTTCCAAATGGCACGCCATTTATCACGAGGTAGGTGGCTTTCGCTAGTGCTTTTGCTATTGCTTTGGCTATTGCTTTTGCTATGGCTTCTGCTATGGCTTTGGCTTTTGCTATGGCTTCCTACTTTGCCCTTCGCTTTGTCCTTTCTGTAGTGACTGCGGTATGCCTTTACCGCTATCTTGCATTGCTCACATCTACACCCACCCATGTTGTATGAGTATGGTGTTCCATGCTGGAATGTTCTGCTTCCAACTTGGTATTGCTTTCCCTTTTGGGGAAACTCTATTTTACTTGGCTTCTCTACCAACTGCTTTGAAAAGACTAGGCTTTCTTTTGCTAGTGCTTTTGCTTCTACAAATGCTTTAATTTCTGCTATAAGCCCTGCGCTTAGGACTATGGTGCGCTTGGTGTGGTTTTTCGTGGCGGAAGCAACTATGAACCTATCACCATTACCATACGATTTACCTACATCAGAAACACTCCTACGGATATAAACTTCTTTAGCGGTAAAGTTAAAATCTTTTACTCTTAACTCTGTTGCTTCACCATACCTGCACCCGCTACCAATTAGAAACCTAGCCAATAGTCTTGCCCCCTCAGTTGGCAAATGGCTTTGGATACGCATAAAGTCTTTAGGCTCTAGGGCATGGGTAGGGTCGGGTTGTGGCACTTTAACTGCTATGCGGTGGGTTGGGTTTTGTTGTATTAGTTCCTCATCTACGGCTTCTCTAAAGACATAACCTAACGCCGTTTTGAGGTGAGATATAGTTGATAGCCCTACGCCATTTTCTTTAAGGCTGGCTAGTAATCTGGTTATGTCTTTCTTCTGGATAGTATTAAGTTTTCTTGCGCCTAAAGAATTTATAGCGTGTTTCTTTAGGAGAATTAGATATGTTTTCTTTGTAATGACCCGTAAGTCTTTGCGGTTCATCAAGGTCTTAATATATTGCTCTAGTGTTGGTTGGTTATCGGGCAGAATATCTAATGCGCCCTCTTGCGCTAGATAGCCAACTTGCAAGGCTTTAGCCCTAGAATTAAATGTTCCTAGCGATTTGACTTTGCCACCCTGTCGGGTGTAGGCGGTATAGCGTGAGCCACGCTTAACTACATAAGCCACAATGCCCCCTTGTTACTCATGGGTAGATATTAGCCTACTCGTCAGTAACTTACTAATCGGTAACTTGCAAAAACAAAAAAAAGGGGATAGATAGCCTTTCGGCTACCTACCCCCTTTTTTCTTTTGGCTATTTACTTATTGCTTTTTGATATCGCCATGTGCTTTGTTCTTGTGCGGTCTTGCGTTTATGGCAATTACCACACAATACTTGGCATTTTGCAAGTTCTTTCTTTAACTTGGCGATAGTCATTTTGCTATCCATGTGTGCTTTGCCGACATTGAATAGTTTTTTGCCCTTGATATGGTCAAACTCTAAAACTAAAACATCAGGCTCATCACAAATAGCGCACTTAGATTTGGATAAAACATTAAAGACATATTCTTTTACTCTTATGCCTCTTGTGTTATGCCAATTCTTTTTGTATTTGCTATTTTGCGCTTTCTTTATTGGTAAGCACTTATCGCAAGTCCATGCTCTACCCTTAAAGAATTTAACTAACCTAGTCTTGTTACATATATTGCATTGTCTATGGGTAGTTACTGCTGGCTTATATCTGTTTTTGTTGTAAGCATTTCGGCAAGTCTTACATTGACTTGATTTGCCATGCTTACCTAATTTGTTGGCATAGAAATTCTCTAAAGATTTTCTTTTGCTACATTGACTACATACTTTGGTCATGCGTGATATCCCTGTTTGCAATTAAAGCATAGCCACATAACGATTTCTCCATGCTCATCTTGAACATCTATCCCACTTGTCTTTAGACCTTGCTGGTTGCATTGGTCGCAAGTATCAAGTTCTGCATTATCTACTCTACGCATTTCTACATATCCCATTAGTTTCCCCCTTTCAGTATTCGTTCTGCTTCTGCAAGTGTGAATTGTTCCATTACCAATTCGGTCATACACAAAACTGCTTTGTGTAAAGAATTTAGATATTCTTTTAATAGTTCTGTATCAGTTGGCTTCCACTTACCTGCTCTTAGTAAGTCAATACTAATTTCAGATGAAAGAGTTAAACCCTCTGCCACTATTTTTAGTTGTTGTCTAGTTGCTAGTTCTTGCATAGCCCACCCTCTTTCTTTTGCCCTTGCTAGTTAAGTGATACTTACCGCAATTTGGGCATAAATACGATAGGCATGGTTTTTTTCGTTGCGAGAATAAACTTGATTTCCAAATTAAACGCAACGCTCTTTCTGCTTGTAGTCGTGTTGCATAACTTACTTTATCTTTACACATTGGCATTAGTAACCACCTAGACACTCGTTGCTTCTTGTGTGAGATAAGTAAGTTCGGTGCATATCGGCAAGTGTTGGCGAATAAACCATAGTTCCGCACGCACCGCACTTAGTTTCGTATTCACCTGCGCCCTCGTTCCATTGGACTAAAGAGGTTGCTGGTTTCTTAAATTGCATTTTCTTTTTGGGTTGTTTCATCTATCTCTCCTTTCCATAGTTCTTTCTCTATCTCATTTATTTGTGCTTCTGTTTGTTCTATTTCTGCTTTGCACTCATCACAAATTACTTCTGTTTCGTTTGAGTTATCGCACCACTCATCTAACCACTCTTGGCATATTTCGCAACTATGGTGAGTTAAATCAAAAAGTTCAAATTCAGCGCAAGTTGAAAAATCACCCTCATCAAATTCTTTATAGTTTCCGTTCTTTAGTGTAAAGATTTGCCAAAACGCATGGCTTTCCTCATACGCTTTCATAAAGAAAGTTAGCGTTGGGTGTTGCTTTGAAAGTGTTTCTAATACGGGAATTGGCATAGCCCATGCGGTATTAAACTCAATTAAGACTTCGCCATTTTCCCATTGGTCTGTTGTTTCATATTGCACATCAGCGTTCCATTTAGTTCCCCAATTAGAAACTCTCCAATTATACCAATTATCTTTTTCACTCTTAGGAATTGGAATTACTTTGTTAAAAGAAAATATAGTTTCTTGGTGTTCATTAAAATCATCAACTTCATTTTTATCAACTTTGATTTGCTTTAACATTTTATTTAATGCTTTAGGCTTACCTGTAATTGTTAAAGTGTTGTAGCACCAATTTGGCATTATTTGACCCCCTCTATTACGACCCCATGCGATAGCACTCGGTCTATTTGTTTCTTTAACTCTGTTGCTAGTTCTTGTCTAGCGTATTCGTGCAATTTATCAGGAATTTGATTTACTAATTCTTTTGGCAAGTTACCCCAAAAGTGTGTTTCTCTTTTGCCGATTTTTTTATCGCCTTTAAGAAAATACACTCCTTGCACGCTTGATAGTCGTAACACTCTTTCTGTTGGATAATAACTATCGTAAGTGTCGTAAGTGTCGTATTCGTAACTAAGATGAGTAATCTTAAACTTTCTTGGCTCTGTTGTAGTAATCCAACTACTTGTAGGGAAATCCCACTCACTATGAGTAATTGTGCTATCTACAATAGGTTGTTCCATATCAGAAAGAGTTACAATTATTTTTAACTCCGCTTTAGAGAATAAGTCTGTATTCTGTTGTGCAATTAAACTAGCCATTTTCTTTTGCCCCCTTACCATATTGAATTTTGGCATACGCCCCCGATTTACCATTTGTTGTTTTGTATCCGTATCTAACAAAACGGAATTGCAAACTACTAGGTGTTACTCCTAAAGATTTTGCTAAAGAATAAACACTAATACCTTGCTGGACTTGTTCCCACGCTAGGCGTGTAAATTCGTCTGCTTCTGCTCTGTTTCTTTGACCCTTACCACGCACCTTACGAGCCTTTACATAAAGTTCTCGTAGTGTTGCTAAGGCTTCTGCATTTGCTTCTACCATTTGCGATTTAGTAACTGCTTTGGTTGGCACTTGCGGAATAGGCAAGTCTTTAATCTGCTCTAGTGTTTCGGGCTTATATGCGTTCTTAAAGCGTGGCTTCACATAACTCTCAATAGCCTGTCTAGTAATACCTAGTGGCTTTGCTATTGAGTTGAAAGTCCAACCCTCATCTACTAAACGCTTTGCATAAGCCTTGCGCTCTGATAGAGATAAATTCTTTAGTATCTCTATTGTGTCTGCTGGTAGTTCAATACCTGCTTTTAGTTTTTTGCGACCTACTTCTACTTTGTGTGTTGCCATGTTGTTCTCCTTTTTTTGTTGCGGTTAGTTATCCCATAAGGGTTCATCATCAGTTGTTTCTACTACTTCACTAAGATATTTATTTATATCCCACTCGTAACTATCTTTAATTGCTTCCCATACTCTATCGTCATTAGTTAGTCCGTCAAAAGAATTTGCTATAAGTTCTTTTGGCACATCTTTTGGTTCTTTGAATATCTTGGCAAATTTTGCTTCATCACCAAACATCAGTTCAAAAAAATGCGACATATCATCAACCAATAAAGATATTGGCTGGTTCATATCGCCTTTATACCACTCGCTTAAAATCTTTATTGCTTCGTTAGGTGTAGTCAGCATTAGTTATTCCATAACTCTTGCTCTAACTTTTGTGCTTCTGATACATAGCCACTTGGTAACATATTTATTCCCCCCATAATTCTTTCTCTTGTTGTTCTAGTTCTTGTTGTGCTTCTAGTTCTTTCTCGTCTTGTTCTATTGTGTTTAAGCGGTCTGCAACTAATTCTCTTACATAATCAGTAATTTCATTAGAAACATATTCCGTATCTATGGACATACCACCAATAGTTTCTAAATCATCTTTAGTTAATTGGTATTCATAATCAGTAATACACTCGGCAAAATACTCTGTATCCCACCATGCGATAACTAAATTATCATCAGGCTTGTAATACTTTTGTAAGTTTTCAATTACTTCTCTAACTTTCATTTGTATCCCTTTCTGTTAGTGATACTTACTAGCGCAAACTGCACCCATACCTGCAACTACGCTTTTTCGTAAAGTAAGTGTGCGACCACAATGCACGCATGAGCCAACCTGTGCGGAATACTTAATCGCTTGTTCAAGTGTTAAGCGGTTCGCTGGTTGTAACTTGCGTAGAATTTCTTTTTCAAGGTTTTTATCAACTCGTAAATACTTTTCTGCATAAGGACTAAAAGAAAATACCTGTAACTTTTTACTTTCTCTGCCCTCTCTAATTGAATAGATAGTTTCATCAAGTAGATACGCACCAACTTCTGTAATTGCAAAAGAAATTTCATCACTATCTTTTAGTGTGTTGATAATTCCCGATACAACTACTTTTGGTAATGCTTCTAAAGAATTTACATTATGGCTTTGTAGTAATTGGTTTAGTAGTTCCATGCCACCTACTCGGTTTTGTATCAAACTCTGTGCAAAAGAAATTTGTCTAGGTGTAGGCGTGGCTACATAGTTTTCTTTATCAGATAGCGATAGCAATTTAGTAATTAAATCACCTGCACCTTGCACATTAAGATTTTCAAAATCAACTACTAAATCGTGTTGCTTCTGCTCTAGTAATTTCTTTATGAAAGATACTTGGCGTTCGCTGGCATAGCGAACCTTGTAAGCACCATATTGGTTACCACCTATTGCACCTGCATTTTTTCGTTGCGGTGCATTATCTACTGCGTTCATTAGTTACCCCCTGTTGTTGTTAAGTTGTCTTTTATTGTTGCTAGTTCTTGTAACACTATTGCGTTGCGCTTCTCCCTATATTCTTTAAGAGATTTTTGTTCTAACCGCTTTAGTCGGCGATATTCTTTTGCGGTTATGCGTTCAAGTTCTACGAGTTCAAATTTAATTCTGCCCTCGTAGTGTTTGTTATATGACTTTACATTTCTCTCTGCAAGTTTTTCTGTTGAGTGATAAGTCGCATAAGTTAATTGGTTATCAAAAAGAATTTGTGTTTCTACTTTGATACACGCATGGCTATACATATCTCGCCAACTACTACGCAAGGCAAATACACCATTACTTGCGGTTGCTTTGTAGTAGGTGCGTGGCGTGTGTTTCTTTTCCCATATCGGGTTGAATAAATCATTTATTACTTCTGTGTTAGACATTTGGTTCTCCGTTCTTTACTTTTGCAAGTAACTCGCTGGCTTCATGCGACATTAGATAATCGCCTTGTTGATACATCTGTGATTTGAAATTACCAACTGCCAAAAGAATTATTGCTACTTCATCTTTTGATAGTTCTAACTTTGTAATTGTTGTAGTCATTGGAAATCCTTTCCTGCATAAGACATCTCAACTAACTTCTCAAACTCTGAAAGAGAAATAGTTACGACACCACGCATATCTAATTCGTAGCCATGAGTATCTACATCTACATTTACATTTGCACCTAACAATTCTTTGCAAGTTGCGACAACGGAATTGCGTGAGCGTTCCACTTCTGCTCTGACCTGCTCTCGGTGCTTTTCTATCTTGGCACGCTTCTCATTTAACTCACGCTCTTTCTCATCTTGCTCTGCTTTTTCTTTATCCCACTTTGGCGTTAGGTCAGAATAAACTGCGACAATATCTGCAAGGCGTGTAGTCCAATAAACATCATTACCATTGTTATCTATTGCTTTTACAACTACACCGACACTTCTATTTCCGTCTTGTGCAAGTGTGAAATCACCTGCGCTTGACTTACGATAACTTGGTTCATATTCGTATTTATCTTTTGAGATAAGTTCTGCTTCTAATACATCACTTTGTTGAACCCTAGATACATCTCTTGCGCTCTTGTTGTTGTAAGTCCAACTAGGCACAACTGCATACTTTTTACCAACTTGTAGTTCAGATAGTTTCATTTGTTAATCTCCTTTGTTTGTTTTTTCTTTTAAGGTTGCTAGTGGCAAGTAATCTCTACAAAACTTGCCACTAGCAATTTTCTTTTAGCGTGCAACTAAGTTGCGTGCTATTGCAATTCTCACTAGGTCTTTACCTAAAGTGAGAATATCTTTTGCGGTTTTAATATGAGTTAGCAATTCAAAACCATGTCGGTAAGGTTCTAAGTGTTCTGCATTAACATCATATTGAGATAGATATGCTTGGCAAGTTAATACACCTGCGTTACGCATTTCTTTAATTGCTTTCTCACCTTGTTCAGTATCCCATGCCCCGTCAGTAATCATAAATAACATTTTGATTTTCTTTTGGCTCTCGGCTAATACTTTCTTTGCATAGAGAATTGAATTGCAAGGGTCTGTGCCACCACTTGCACCACCATCTCTAATTGTGTGAGTTGCTTTTTCATCTGCACCATAAAGCAAGTAACTACGCATATCAAATAAAACTACACTTGTTCGTGCATTAACACTTTCAAGTGATTTCTTAATAGCCCATAGCGACTTATATGCTTCATCTGCATTAACACCCGACATTGAACCCGACTTATCTAAAAGAATAACTGCTTCAATATCTGTTACATCAGAGCGACCCTCTTGCCACTCATCAAAACAAACTTCAAAATCGTCATTGTTTAGATAACGGAATACATTAAGATTTCCGTTTTCAGTTTCGTATTCCCATGCAGGGTCGTGTTTTGCCTTTAGTCGTTCTAACTCTTTGGCAAATGCCTTTTGAATTAAAACTAAATCGGCTGGCGCATTAACTTCGTTGTAGTTAGCGTGTTGCGGTGTTTCTGCATTACCGCCAACTAAATCAAGTTGGATACCTAACTGCTTTGCCATTGTAGTTACATCTCTTGATAAATCTGCAACTGCATTGTTAATAACTTCGTTAATGGTATCTGTAACTTGCTTGTTATCACCTGTTGAGCCACTTTGATTTCCGACTTGCTTATCTCCTGCTTGTTCGTAATCAGAGCCTAAGTCAATATCATCATCATCATAATCAAACTCATCAAATTCCAAATCATCAAAATCAGTTTCGCTATTGCGCTCTGCAACTTTTTCGTTGCGGTCAGCAATTTTCTGTTCTTGTGAATTGCCATTTGAATTTGCATTTGAGTTATCATCAGAATTTTCTTTTGACTTCTCATCAGAGTTACTTGGCGCATTACGAGTTACTTTAGTGCGCTCTTGGTTCTCTGACTTATCACGCAATTTCTTTTGCTCGCTTGCTGGCATAGGTCGGTTGCTACTGCTCTCGTAACCTTGTGTTGGTCTTTCACCATGACCAAACGGGTCAGGAAAACCGCAACCGCTAGGTTGCTTTGGCATTAACTCATTAAGTAATTCAGAGTAACGCTGGATAATTTCTTTTGCTCTTTCAATAACATCTTTATCGTTATCAAAAACAAAAGAGTTGTATTCGTCAATAAGAGTTTCAAACTCTGCAATTAAATCAGGTCGTTCAAAATTATCTATTGCAAGTTGTTGTAACTCTGTTGGCAAATACTTGCGACCATAGGTAAGGCAATAAGAAAACTTAATTGCTTTCTCATCATCTAGTAGGTAATCGCAAATGGTTGCAACTAACCAATTAGAAACGCTAGGTAATTGTGCGACCATGAGATTTTCAATTCGCATATCCTCTAACGCATTGTAGGCTTGCCACAAATCATTTTCTTTTACCCATGTCGGTAACGCATGAGCGTTGCGTGGAGTAAATTTCAAATGAGATAACTCATGGAAATCTAAACCATTAAGAGAAATCAAACTGCGTGCAGAGAAATCATCTTTAATATGAGCAGAGTTCAACCAAACTTCATGCGTGCTTGACCATGCTGGCGCACCCATGCTTTGATTTTCAGTTACATTAACCGAAATTCTTTTACCTGTTAGCACGCTATTTGTGCGAGCAAAAATACTTGCTAACTTTGTAAGACGAGTTTTCTTTAACTCTGCTTCTTTCTTTTGTTTATCTGTTTTCTCTTGTAGAAAATCAGGTAACATTTTAGTCATTACTTAACACCTACTTTCTTTAATGAATTGACTTCATCTTGAATTTGAATTGAGTGTGCTTCAAGTAGCAACTTAACGCTTGGGCGTTCATCTGCATTGAAACACATTAAGAAATTATTAACTGCGAAATCATAGTTAAGGTCTAACGCTAACTCTTGAAATGCTTTGAGCATACGCAAGGAAACGGGTGTTGAATAAATACCTGTAATTGCATCATCTCGCATTTGATTTGCAAGTTTCAATAGCGTTGGTAACTTCACTACATTACTTTCAATATTGTTGTCGTAATCAAAATACAACTTCAACTTGTAGCGGTCTAATACTGCTTCGTTGAGAGCGTTACTATGCTTGTAACCATTGTTGTAAGTTGCAACTAAAACAAAATCAGGGTGAGCATGGATAACTTCACCATTGTTTTCATGCAATTCCAAAACATAGTTGGTTGCTACATCTTGTAAGCGTTGCAAAACTTTTGGTTGTGCGAAATCTATTTCGTCTAAAACATAAACACCGCCATAACGCATGGCTCTTGTTAATGCCCCGTCTATCCAACCTGCTTCACCGCTAGGCAGAATTGTTGTCTTGCCTATCATGTCGCTAAGTTGCAAACCTGCGCTACAACTTTGAATAGAAACACCAACTTGTTTTAAGTAAGCAAAATTAACTGCGCTACTTGTTTTGCCTGTTCCTGCATGACCCTCTAAAAGAATTGGCTTACGAGTTTTGCGTGCGTGTTCATAAATATCAAACTCATCTATGCCATTGAAACTGCGTGGGATATACCAACTAATTTGGTCTTTAGTTGGAATTACTAAAGCGTTCATATTTCTTTCTCCTACTTCTCTTGTAATTGGTTCTCTTACTACTTGTATTACTTGCTCTGACTTTTTCGTTACGGATACATCTCTGCTGGTTCGTCTATCTATTCTGTATTTCTCTAGTTGAGATACATCTGTTTCCATAGTTGTTTTAATCTCTGCAATTACTTCTGCAAAAGATTTTGTAGTTACATCTGTGTTAAGTGTTGCCCATTGTTTAGACATCTTTTGAATTAACACATTTGGTCGCTCTGCTTTGTCTAAAGAATTTGTATCTACTTCTGTAAGTGGCGTTGCAATTACTTCGCCAACTACAAAAGAATTTGCAACTTCTACAAAATCATAGTTAGAAATTGACCACGCATTACTTTCACCACGACCACCATTTGTAAATCGGCTAAGTGCATAGTTCGTATCCTTATGTCTAATAAGAATTACTTGATAGGTAGTGTCTTTTTGATTTGTTGTTCCTGCGATAAATACTGCATACATAATTTGTTTTCCGTTTCTGTTAGAGATTTGTTAGTTGTTGTTCGGTGTTTCTGTTTCATCAAAAAATTGTGAATACATTTCTTTGACTTCTGCTAATTTCTTTTCGCCTAAAGAATTTAGAAAATCATTTAGGGCAGAAAGAATTTCTGTTTCAGCCATTGGTATTAACATGACCAATAGTTTTTCTAGTATTTCTACTTCGCATAGTTCAGGCTCTAAATAATTTAGAGTGTCTTTGATATTAGAAACTAATAATTTATTTGTAATTATTTGTTGCTCTGCGCTATGGATAGTTTTTCTTTTGATTTTAATTCTCATAGTCATAACTTTCTAGTAGTTCCGATAAGTTGCGAGTTGAGCGAGTTAAGTTGTTAATTAAATTGTTGAAATCTTGTTCAAACAATTCGCCTTTGCGCTCTCTACGATTTGATTTTTCTTTTGCGTTATCGTGGCATAGATAGCATGGGCATTTATCACTAACATTTTTGAAAGTGTGTTCATTGTGTCGGTGCTTTGTAGGTGTGTGTGCATAAGTTCTACTCATTTTATTTATTCCCCCTTATTTTCTTTTGAGTTCCAAGTTGATAAACACCATGAGCAAGTGTTTTCAATTTCAAGTGCGATACATATATTGCAAGGTGTATCTAAATACTCTGTTAAATCACATTGGCAATTTGAATTAGTATCAACTAAAAACTTATCGTCAATTAGTGAAATTAAAATATCGGTTACATTTTTTGCGGTTGTAACTATTGCAGGTGTATCAGTAACCCAACTAGGTGTTGCGTTTTCCATATTGCGTTGTTGTTCAGGTGTTGTGCGGTCTTGAATTTGTTTTAGCAACTCATCACTAAACATTTTATTTTGCCCTCGTTTTCTTTTTTATTTTGAATATGCAATTTACATATCCATAGCCAACTAGATACCTACGACAATAAGTATCTAATTGACTAAAGATAAATAACTATTATCTTTATTTGAGTTCAACTAATTTCACGCTAGGACACTTCACAACTTCAATTTCATAACCCTGTTGAATTTCTGCATGAATTGAATTATCAAAATGAGTTCTAACTTTTAATAGCGTTTCTTGAAAGTCGGTTGATACTTCACTTTGATAACTGCAATTAGGACATTGTGCTTGATAACGCATTTTATTTACTCCGTTTCTTATTTGTTGTTTTTTATTTTGTAAATTAACTAAATACAATGTCGTTGAATAACGCCTGTTGTAAAACAAAATCAGCGAAACAACTATCTACATTTTCAAAATCATCTAGCGGATAACCGCCACAATGCGTTTGTTTCTTACTAACTAATTGTGCAAATGCCAAGTAAATTTCTTTTGGCGTAACAACTGCAAGACTATCTGCACCGCTAGTTGGTTCAATATATCTAATTGTTAAATCAGTTGGTTTATTTAGTGTTGTTGTATTCAAATGGTCAGTAATTGCAATAGCCGAAATCCAATGATTTGTATTTGCAAAATCAGATGAAATTAAACTCTCCCAAATTTCTTTAGTGTTGTATTCAGTAGTAACCGATACTTTGTCGTTGCTAATTGTTGTAGTCATTTTTATATTTTCCATTTCTTACTTGTCGTTGTTGTTTTGTAAAGTTGTTAAAGTTTTATGAAAGCGAATTGCTAAATCATTATAGAAATCACGCAATTCACTAAGTCGTTTTGCGTGTTCATCATTTAGCGGAGATACAAAATAAAGTCGTGCGTTTTCACTTTGGCACAATTCTGAAAGTTGAAATAACTCTGCGCTATTTAATATAACTGCTTGAAAGTCAGAGTGATTATTTGCAGATAAGTTGTAATTGAGTGAGGTATTTGTTGCCATGAGTATATTTTCCGTTTCGTGTAATTGAATAAGTAATTTACTTATTCATAACCATTTAGCAATATCTCATAACTATTGCTAAATGATTAAAAATAAATAAAACTAAAACTAATTTACTTTCGTTCGCAGACACCGATATATTTAATAAGGACATACTTACTAAATTATTTATTGCATATTGCATAGTGTAAAAAATTAACTAATATATTTTCGCTTGTTACTAATTGCGTAGTTAATTTTCTGTTACCAATAAAGTAAATTAGAAATAAAAATAAAATTTACACTTTTATTTTTATTCTTTTTCCACCTGACCCTATCGGGTGAGTGGCATGGCGCAATTCTAAGCGAACCTGCCGACAAAAGGCAAGTAGGCGCAAATTGAGCGTGGCGTGAGCGTGAAATGGGTCGGGAATTGACCCGATAGACCCTGCTGTCGGGAAACGGCGGATAATGAAATAAATTGCGCCAAAAGAATTTATTTATTTTATTTTGAAATAGTAATTAAATATAAATAGAAAGATATAAAAGAAAATATAAATAATAAATAGATATAACTATTTGTAATTAACTCTGGTAATAAATAATTTATATTAAATTGTTTGTTTGTAAATCTGAAGGATTAAATAAACATATATCAACTAATTATTTATGCAATAGAGATGCACACGCATAGTAAAAGAAAATAAAAGCGCATGAGTTTTATTCTTTTTATTTTGAAATGACTTATAGATACTACAT